GGCACTATCCGCATGATGGTGGATCCCTCCAAGGCCCCGTATGTAGTCAAGGACTTCGAAGGGGTGCAGCTACTGAAAGGCGGGTCCGGGGAGATTGATAAGAAGGCAACGCCGATGCTAACACATATATCCGATGCCCTCGGCTACCGGGTTGAGCATGATTTCCCGATAGTGAAGCAACTGTCCAGGATGCAAATATCAGGCACATAAAGGGAGGAATAATATGGATATTCAGGAAGTTAGAAAGTTAAAACTTGAAACAGAGGAAAGAATTACAAAAGAGCTTAAAGCGTTTATCGCTGCTACGGGGCTTGAAGTAGAGAATTTAAGGCTTTTCTCCCACGCTGAATTTGGGGGGGATATTGAAATTGCTCGTGTTATTATCGAGGCAAAACTGTAAGCATAAAGGAGTCCAGCCATGGCCGCAACAGTGAACACAGAACATCCGAAATACTCAAAGATGTCAAGCAAATGGAAACGTTGCCGGGACACCGTCTCCGGGTCCGATGCGGTCAAGGAAGCCGGATATCTTTATCTCCCTCGCTTAAAAGACCAGACTGACGACGACTATAAAGCCTATAAACTCCGGGCCTCGTTTTTTAATACCACCTGGCGGACGATTTCAGCCCTGGCCGGTATGCTCTTCAGGAAGCCCCCCGAAATCAAAGTAGCGGCTTCTGTCGAAAAGCTCCTGGAGGACGTGACTACGGACGGGAAGAGCCTGCACGTATTTGCCGCACAGACCGCCATCGAGGTATTAACATCGGGTAGAATGGGAATCCTGATCGACTATCCTCAGAACGTCAAGGAAGGCTTGAGCCTTGCCGAAGCCCAAAAAATGAACCTCCGGCCCTCCATGCAGGCGTATTATGCCGAAAATATCATAAACTGGAAGGTCACGAGGATCGGGAACGAGAACAAGCTGACCCTTTTGGTCCTCAAGGAAGATTCCGATCTTCCCGGAAACGAGTTTGAACACAAGAAAGAAACCCATTACCGGGTGCTGGACCTTGCCGTAAGACCGGCTTCACCCGGTTCTGAAGCGACTCCCGGACCGGTCTATCGGGTCCGGGTATTCCGAATCGACGATAAAAACGAAGACGAACAGATCGGATCGGACCTCTATCCCCTCATGAATGGGAAGCCCCTGAAGACGATTCCCTTTGTATTCATAGGTATCGACGACACAACCCCCGCGGTGGACGAACCCCCCTTGATTGATCTTGTGGATGTGAATCTTGACCACTATCGGATCAATGCGGACTATAAGCACGGAATTCACTTCACGGGCCTGCCTACGCCTGTTGTGTCCGGCTATATCCCGGAGAACAAAGGCGATAAACTGTATATCGGGTCATCTTCGGCTTGGGTCTTCCCGGATAAGGACGCGAAAGCCACTTTTCTTGAGTTTACAGGTCAGGGCCTTGAAGCTCTCGTAAAGGCCATGGAGCAAGACGAGCAGCAAATGGCTATCCTGGGAGCCCGGCTGCTTACGAGCGAAAAGAAGGCTACGGAAACGAGCCAGACGGCCCAAATACACCGGGCCGGGGAATCCTCCATCCTGTCCTCGATTGCTCAGACCATTTCCATCGGCCTGTCTCAAGCCCTCGGTATCTTTTCCGCATGGGCCGGGTCTCCTGATGCCGAGGCCTCCATAGCCCTGAATAAAGATTTCGTACCGGTTGAAATCGAGCCCCAGGAATTGACCGCATGGGTCGGAGCGCAGCAACAGGGGGTCGTGAGCCATCAAGTCGTATTCTGGAATCTGCAACAGAAAGAAGCCATTCCCCCGGGGATGACATTCGAGGAAATGCAAAGCCAAATCGGGGAATCACCGATCCCGAGACCCGAAGGCGCTGTATGAAAAAGACCGACCTCATCCTTGCCGATAAACTTCTTTCTCATCAGATTGACCTCCTGAGATTCACTGCGGGGGAGAGAAAGAAGGTCCTGGCCCTGTTGACGGGACTCCAAAAAGAACTCCGGGTCAAACTGCTATCGGAATTGACGGATTTCGGCAAGGCCAGGGTGAACAAAGTCTTGAAAGAAGCGGGGGAGGTTATTGATCGGTACTACGGGGCGATGGCTCCGACGAAGAAGGCACTTGACCCTTTCGTGATGGAAGCTCGAAAATATGAATCTCTGAGTAAATTTATTGATAGTTTTGATTTAGGTGATGAGGGTAAAATTATAACTGTCGGGTATCGATATGGGAAGGCCCCCCCAAGCGGACTGTCTTATAATTCCATGACCCAGAGTTATGAAAAGGGAGTATCGTTTGCATCTGCGGGAGGACAAAAAGAAATAGGGTCTTTCGCTGTCTCTGGTGCAAGGAGAAGGGGGAAATATTTTTATAAGTTGGAAGCCGTTGATACAGGCGGAGACGATGAAGTTATAGGGAAAATAATCAAGGAAATAAGCGAAAAGGAATATAACGCGTTTCTTGCATCGTCAGAAAATCTTCAGGCACAAATGACTATGGCCCAGAATCAGCTATATAGGAAAAAACGATTGATTGCAAAAGGATATAGCATCGATGCAAAAGAGATAAAATATTGGGAAGGGCAAATAGCAGAAGCAGAAAAGAAAATTACCCTAATATGGGAAGAAACAGCGCTGTCCAGAAAAGGGACAGACCTCCTCGCCCTTGCCTCCCATGAGGCCGCCTTTACCGCTTCCACCATCTCAGCCATCGGCCTTGATGCCGCCCTGCCCTCGGAAGCGGCCCTGAAAGCCCTTGTGAACGGTTCGCTTATCGAGGGCGCTCCTTCCGCCGCATGGTGGGCGAAGCAATCGGATGACCTTCAATTCAAGTTCGCCGCCCAGGTCCGGCAGGGAATCGCGCAAGGGGAAACCTTACAGCAAATCATTATCCGGGTAGCAGGGTCCAAGAAGCTCGGGCTTTCGGGGATCTTCGACGTTTCCCGGCGCAATGCTTCGGCCCTGGTCCATACCTCGATCCAACAGGTAGCGAATGACGCCAGACTTGCCACGTTCAAGGCGAATGATGACATCATCAAGGGGGTGAGGCAGCTCAGCACTCTTGATTCTCACACCTCAACCGTCTGCGTTTCCTACTCCGGCGCCTCGTGGGATCTTGAAGGAAATCCGATCAACGGGACAATCCTCCCCTTCAATGTGGGAACGCCGAGGCACTGGAACGCAGTCGCTTATGGGGAGATGGTGACGACCTCAAGGGGGGCGAAACCCATCGATGCCGTCATGGTTGGTGATCACGTATTAACCCACCGGAACCGCTTCAAGCCAGTTACGGCGGTCATGAGCAAATCCAACGAAAGCGGGTTCATTCGGATCATAAACACGAAATCCGGCGGGGTTATCAGGGTGACGGATGAGCATCCCGTATTGACTGCGGGGAGAGGATGGCTGCGTGCTGATATGCTCAAGGCCGGGGACGAGCTGCTTGAGCACAGAAATGAGGCGATGCCAATCAATATTGGGCTTCCTGTTGCAAAAAGGAACACGGATGACAACCCATCCGCGCGCGGTGCTTTCAGAATCCTTTCTGCTATCGGCTCCTTTCCGGGAGTGATGTCCGCGCCCGTCAATTTCAACGATGACCCTCCCGGAGGGGAATGCAAAATCACGGACAGAGCGCCCTTCAATAAATTGGCGTTCATGGGTAATTCCGAGAGACGACAGATAAACAGAGAAAAGGGCCTCGCCAAGTGGGGCATTTTCAAGGTGGCGGGCCTTGATCTCTTCCATAATGCGTTCAATCGCGCCTGGGAGAGATGTAGGGTTGTGCTCCTTCATGCGCTTAGAGTGTGCGGCATACATTGGATGAGTTTCTTTCCGCAAACCATAGGCCCAATGGTTTTCCCCGGAACAAACCCCGGCGGCTTGCAATTCGGTCATGTTTTTCCGGGAAGCCTCACTTTGGGTTCTGGTTTTAATACCGTGCCGTTTACACCATCCTTGAATCACAGTTTTACCAACTCCGAGATCCCTTTCAATGGCGCGAAGGGATTTCCCCATAACGAAATGTTGTTCTTTGATGAATCTTTCGAGCGTGATCTTGTTTCTGAAATCAATCATTTCAACACCTCCATTATTAGTGACATTAAAACTGTAGCTTATAATGGGCGGGTTGTCAACATAGAAGTTGATGAAGATCAAACTTTTTTAGTTGATGGAATAATTGTGCATAACTGCCGATCCGTGCTGGTCCCGATCACCATGACATACCGGGAACTTGGAATAGACATACCGGATATGCCCCCGGGAACGAGGGCTTCGGACCTCGGAGAGATTCCGGCTGACACTTCTTTCGATTCTTTCCTGAAAAGGCATGATGCGGCTTATGTGGATGACTTGCTCGGGAAGGGCCGGGCCGATCTTTGGAGGAAAGGGACCATCACGCTTCAGGACTTGCTCGGGCAGACCGGCAGGCCGTTGACGCTGGCGCAGCTAAGGGAGAGGGCATGAGCAAAAAGAACCAGATCGTCAAGAAGGTCCACCGGGATATTCGCCGGGCCAGGGGAAAACTTGTGAACGAAATTGCAAGGGACTTGCTGACACAACCCTTTTGGCAAAGGGTGAAATTGGCATGGAGGATTGTTTTTAGGGGGAAAGGATAGTCGGGATAAAAAATATCTTGACAATTCCGAAAACTTAGTTTTTAGTATCACTATCGGGCAAAGCCCACTCCAAAGGAGAGAAACATGGCGTTTGATCCAAACGATGCGGACACAAAGAAGGCGATCAAGGAAGCGGTGGAGGCTGCCACCGCAGAGGCAACGGCGGGACTTCTCGAAAAGAACAAGGAATTGCTCGGGAAGTTGAAGAAGGCGCAAAAAGACTCTGCCATTGATCCTGCAGAACACGCGGCCCTCCAGGAAGAACTTGCGGCTACCCAGGTTAAGCTTGCGGAAGCCCAGAAAGCGGCAAAGACGGCAACCACGGAGGCCGACAAGATCAAAAAGGCGTATGAATCCGAATCCCAGGTCACTCACCGGCTCCTCGTGGACAACGGCCTCTCTGAAGCACTCCTGAAAAACGGAATAAAACCCGAAATGACCAAGGCGGTCAAGGCTCTTCTTTCCTCACAGGTGACGCTTAAAACTGAAGGTGATAAGCGCATGGCAGTAGTGGGGGACAAGCCGTTAGGCGACTTCGTTACAGAATGGGCCAAGTCCGACGAAGGGAAGCATTTCGTGGCGGCACCTGCCAACCAGGGCGGCGGGGCCCATGGGGGTGCAGGCGGCGGGGGGACGCAAAAGACGATGTCCAGGACAGCCTTTGATGCCCTCGATGCGACCGGAAAGATGGAATTTACGAAGGCAGGCGGTCAGTTAGTCGCCGATTAAAACTGTTCTTTTGAAAGATTGGCCGATTCCTAAGGGGAGTCGGTGGTAAACGGTAAGGCCGGGACTTTAAGAGTCAATCTTATTCTCTCGGCCTTTTTTTATTTAAAAAAACATAAAAAGGAGCAAGGAAATGACATCTTCAGCAAGTACCCTCACGAACCTCATCCCCACGCTTTATTTGGCCCTCGACGTTGTATCGAGGGAATTGGTAGGGTTTATCCCTGCCGTAACCCGCGATTCAGGACTCGAACGAGCGGCCATCGGGCAAACCGTGAGGTCGTTCGTTGCTCCTGCCGCATCAGCCTCCACCATCGCCCCGAATGTTACGCCGCCCGATGACGGGGAACAGACCATCGGGAACGTCTCTCTCGCCATCGAAAACTCAAGGCGGTGTCCTATCAGGTGGCAGGGAGAGGAATCCATGCAGATGAACTCCGCAGGTGGTCCGGGAAGAGACAGGATCATGGTGGATCAGTTCGCCCAGGCCATGAGAACCCTCGTGAACGAGATCGAGGCAGACCTTGCGGGGCTTTATGTCAATGCTTCCAGGGCCATCGTGCCGAACGCCACCACTCTTTTCTCCGCCACTCTCGCGGATGCCGCGAATGTCAGGAAGATCCTCGTGGACAACGGCGCTCCTACCTCCGATCTTCAGTGTGTCCTCGATACGACCGCAGGCGCGGCTCTCCGAAGCCTGACTCAACTCAATTCCGTGAATACGTCCGGCGATACGACCCTTCTCCGGCAGGGCGTCCTTTTGGATCTTCTCGGGATGCAAATCCGTGAATCGGCTCAGATTCTCACTCCCGAAATTGGGACGGAAGCGGATGCGACCGTAAACACGGCGGCTTATTCGGTTGGGGCAACAGCCCTGACCCTTGCGGCAACCGGAACCGGATCGGTCGTGGCCGGAGATGTCGTTTCCTTTGCAAACGATTCCAACTATTACGTCAACAAGACTCTGATTTCGGCAGTCAGTGGCAGCGCCCTGACCCTCAATGCTCCCGGCCTCCGTACCGCCATTGCCGGGTCCGCCTCTCCTGCTATCACCTGCCGTCCCATCGGGAGCCGGGCCATGGCTTTCGCCCGGTCCGCCATTGTCCTGGCAACCCGTATGCCTGCACTCCCGAAAGAGGGAGATATGGCGGCGGATCGCACCATCATCACCGATCCCAGAAGCGGCCTGTCCTTCGAAGTCAGCATGTATAAGCAGTACAGACAGGTACAGTTTGAAGTGGCAATCGCCTGGGGAGTGAAGGCGGTCAAGGAAGAGCATATCGCCATCCTCTGTGGAGCCTAAGAACGATCAAGCGGGGGCGGCTGAATAATCCGTCCCCGCTATGTTAAACAGGAGGCCCCATGAGAGCAGTCGTAAAAATCAAAAGCAATCTTCCATGCCATGACGGGTATTATACCCAATGGCGGGACCAGATGAAGCCAGGCGACGAAGAATATACCGGGCCAGAAATCCAGGTAGATCCACCGGCCCTTGATCCCATAAAGAAAGCAGCCCCTAAAAAGAAGGTGAAGAAATGAACCCGAACGAATCTCAAACAATAAATCTTGCCGCAGGGCAAGTCCTTTCGATTACGGCGGCTGCCGGTACGACCGGAAGCGTCATCCGGTTAAGCCGGACCCCGGGAGGGGGCGATCCTCAATCGATCACCGCGATAGCCGGGGCAAACCTGACCTTCGGACCTTATACGCAAGTGGAGCGCTTTGATATCATCTGCACGGCGGGGGCGGTCACATTTACCCAAGCGGAACAGGCCCTTGATTCAGACGCTACCCTGGCGGCCAATTCCGACTCCAGGATACCGACACAAAAGGCCGTCAAAACCTACGTTGATGCCTCCGTGCCTGCCTACGATGCCCTGACATATCAAGGGGTGATTTCATCCCTCGCCACGTTCCCGGCTGCAGACAAGGGGGATTATTACAAGATCACGGCGGCGGGTTCAATCGGCGGGACAGGGCCCCCTGTGGCAATCGGGGACATAGCAATCTGTAACACGGACTCCACAAGTGCCGGGACTTATGCCGAAGTCGGCACGAAATGGGATCTCATCCCGGCCACGAATATTGATTATCTCTCGGACCTGATAGCAGCGACGGCAGAAAACGATTTTATCGTTGCCGGAGCCTCCCCTTTTGCCTGGGTCAAGAAAACTCTGGCGCAGGTTAAAACCATCCTCGGACTCGGGACCGCCGCCTATACTGCGGCTACAAATTATGTAGCACATTCGGCAGCCATCGCCGAAAACGATGTCCTTGTGGGTGCGCCTACTCCCTTCGGTTCGTGGGTGAAAAAGACCATCACCGAGTTCAAATCCATCCTCGGTCTCGGCACGGCGGCCTATACCGCAACAGGGGCTTATGATGCGGCGGGAACGGCGGCTGGCATAATCGCTTCCTCGATCTCCGATTCCGATACGACTCATTGCCCGGATGGAAACAGTGTCTTTGATGCCCTGGC